ACACGAAAATTGTGTGCGACCATGATCATCAGCGGTTGGGGGTATCATTGTGGCGGTTGGGAAGGGAGGAATGATGCCGAGGAATGATTCGCTGTACTGTCATATCTGCGGAAAGACGTTGAAACGGAGCAGACGGGGCGGACGGCCACCGACGTACTGCGGTCCGTGCCGAGGGACTCGACCACACAGTCGAACGCAGCCTCGACTGCAGCTCGTCCCCGAGGTCGCCCCCCTCGGGCTCACCGAGAAGACCTCGGCGCGCATCGACGCCGCGCTCGATCAGGTGGCGGACGCTCTCAACCTGCCGGCGGGTAACACGGTGCTCACGGTGCTCGGTGGGACGGTTCAGCGGCTCGCCGAGCTCGACGCGGCAGGAACGAAGGTGTCGCCGGCACTGCGTGCACTCGTGCTCCGACTGGCCGAGGGGTTCGAAACGACGACCGTGTACGACGTGAGCAAGCTGGCCACCCTGTCGCGTGAGTTCCGAGCCGCCCTCGTCCAGCTCGAGCCGACCTCGGAGGTGAAGCGCAATGCCGACCCCTTCGGGATCGCCGAGTTGTTCACCTCGGTACGCGACTCCTCGGCGTAGCGAGCGCAATACGCTCGGCGGAGTGGCGGGAAAGATTGCTACGACCCTCGGAACGCCGTACATGCCATGGCAACAAGACGTCGCCGACGTTGCTTTAGAGATCAATCCGAGGACGGGGCGGCTGGCCTACGACGATGTGAGGGTCACAGTTCCTCGACAGTCGGGAAAGACGACGCTCCTACTCCCGATCGTGTTGACCCGTTGGCAGGCCTCGGCATGGCTCGGGGGCCCGCAGAACATGCTGTACTTCGCGCAGAACCGCATAAAGGCGCGAAAGAAATGGTTGAAATCATTCGTCAACTCATTGAACCGGTGCGATTCCATAGAGAATCGATACAGTGTGCACCTGACAACGGGGGATGAATACGTCGAGTTCGACGACGGGTCGTCGTTCGGCATCGACTCGACCACCGAGAGTGCGGTTCACGGTGACTCTCTCGACTGGGCTGCGCAAGACGAGGCATTCGCACTGCCCGACTTCCGGATGGACCAGGCCGTCATCCCGACCATGGCGACCAGGCCGTCACCGCAATTCTGGATCGTCTCGACCGCGGGGAAGGATGACTCCGTCTACCTGTGGAACAAGGTAGAGACGGGGCGTGACGAGGTGATGGCCGGGTCGGTCGGGAAAACTTGCTACGTCGAATACTCCGCGCCCGAGGACACCGATCCTGACGACTACACCGATCGACGGGTGTGGTATTCGTGTATGCCGGCACTCGGATACACGATAGACGAAGAGGCCGTGCAGTCGGCCTACGACAAGATGAAGTCGAATGTCTCGGAATTCGCGCGTGCCTATCTGAACATATGGCCCGACGAGGTAATCAACAGTAAGATCCCGCTCGGATGGTGGCGCGCGTGCGCCGATCCTGGCTCCGCCATCGCTGGCCAGCCGGCATTCGCTGTCGACGTCTCGTGGGATCGCTCGACAGCGTGCATCGTCGCCGTGGGGACGAGCGTCATCGATGAGAACCGGGTTGCTGTCGAGGTCGTCGACTACCGGCCCGGTATGGGTACCCGGTGGGTCGTCCCCCGGCTCGTCCAGCTCGTGCACACCCATCGGGGACGTGGCGTGGCGTTGGACGCCTACGGGCCGGTGACCTCGCTGGTCCGTCCGCTCGTCGAGGCTGGTATCACTCCCGAGGTGCCCGGAACGTCGAAGATGACAGGTGCGTGTGGCGCTCTCTACGACGCTGCGTTCCACCGCTTGCTGACGATCCGGTCCGATGATGACCATCCGAAGGGGGACCCGGTACTCGAGAAGGCGCTCAAGGTGTCGGCGACGAGGAAGCTTGTCGACTCGTGGGTGTGGCATCGGGAGGGGAGCAAGGGGGACATCTCGCCGATCGTGGCCGTGACGGTTGGCCTGTGGGCCCACGGCGAGATGCCGGAACGGGCTTATGATCTGAGCGAAACCTTCGGGTAGGCAGGGAGGCCACGATGTCGCGTGCCACCGATGCGTGGCGGGTGCTCACCGGGCGGAAGGTGGCTCGTGGCCTCACCGCGGCCGAGATGATCACGCAGCAGCGGTACGGCGGCCGGACCGGCGGGTCGGTCCCTGTGACGCACGACACGGCGCTGCGGCACTCCGCGGTGTGGGCATGCCGTCGACTACGGTCCGAGCTGGTCGGCTCGACTCCCATCGACGCCTTCCGGACGTCGGTGACGGGGCAGTTCGTCGAGGTCACGAGACCGCAGCTTCTCGATCGCCCCGGGGCAATCATCGCGCACGAGCAGGCCGAGCTGCTTGAGTTCGGGGAGTGGGCGACCGCGACGCAGTTCGATCTCGACGGGTATGGCAACACCTGCGGGATCATCGCCGAGCGGGACGGCTACGGCCTGCCCTCCCGGATCGACCTCGTGCCGGCAAGCATGCTCTCGGTCACCTGTACCGGTGGGATCAATGGCCGGCCGGGAGGAAAGATCGAGTATCGCCTCGCCGGCACGGTGTACTCACCGGGCGAGGTGTGGCACGAGCGGCAGAATCCGGTTCCCGGTCTCTATATGGGATTGTCACCGGTCGAATATGCTGCCTGGTCGATCGGCGGGTACCTGTCGGCGCAGCAGTTCGCCGTGAACTGGTATGCGTCCGGTCAGCCCGGTGGTGTCTTGCGGAACACGAAGGACGAACGGCTTGATCGCAAGTTGGTCAACGAAGTGCGATCCACCTACCGGGCTGTTGTCGAGGACAACGACATCTTCGTCATCGGTAGTAACTGGGAATGGCACGGTGCGGAGGTGTCCGCTGCATCGAAGGCGTTCATCGAGCAGATGGAATTTGGCGCAACCGATGTCTGTCGATTCTTCGGCGTCCCTGCCGACATGATCGACGCTGACACCTCAAGCGGTAGCATCACCTACGCGAGCATCACACAGCGGAATGTGCAGCTCCTCGTGATGAATCTCGGGCCGATATACATGCGGCGCGAGAAGAAATTCTCTCGGAATCTTCCGTCGAGTCGATTCGCGAAATTCAACACAGACGCGATCCTCCGGATGGATCCTGAGGCACGAGAGCGGGTCATCCTCTCCCGGGTGAACGGGCGTACCCTGGCACCGTCCGAGGCGCGAGCACTCGATAACCTCGCGCCGTTCACCCCGGAGCAGATAGCGGAGTTCAAGGAATTGTTCCCGCAGAAAACTGCGGGGAAACCGAAAGAGGCGGCCGACGGCACGCCGGATCGATGGGAGGCGCCGGTATGACGGCGATCCGTGAGGCCGCGCGGGCACGTGGCGGCAGGGAGAGGTACCGGTACCCCGCGGACCGGCCGCAGCAGCGTCGGTCCGACGAGGGCGAGCGGCACGGGCCCGTGCTCGTGCGCGGTCGCCTGTCGAGCATGCACATCCGGGGCGTCGGGGTCGACGAGGGCCCGCTCACCTTCGAGGGCATGGCCTCCGTCACCGGTCAGCCATACGAGATGTGGGACTGGTACGGGCCCTACATCGAGGTGGTCGAGGTGGGCGCGTTCACCGAGACACTCGCCCGGGAAGATCTCGATGTCCCCCTGGTCATCTCTCACGACTCGATGCGGCGCATCGCCCGGACGACGAGTGAGGCCTCCCCGCTGGAGCTGGACGAGATCACCGAGGGCGAGGAGACAGGACTGCACGTTCTCGCATCGAATCTCGACCGCACCGACCCCGACGTGCTGTACGCGGTGTCGAAGCTCAGTTCGGGCCTTGTCGACGAGATGAGTTTCCGGTTCGAGATCCAGCTCGGATCGTGGTCGCCGGACTGGACCGAATACCACATCGACCGGGTGAACATTCACCGTGGAGACGTCTCCATCGTCGGATATGGCGCGAACCCGTACACCTCGGGAGGTCTCCGCGATGCCCCGTCCCCCCGGCTGGCCAGCCGAGGGACTCCGGCCGCGCTCACCAGGCTCCGACTCGCGCTCGCCGATGACGATGTCGGCGACGTGGCATAATTCAAGATCGTAACGAGGTCACGGCCTCGCGCTCGGCTCCCCGCGCTCCGCCCGGGGACTCGCTGCCTGTCGCTTCTGGGCCCGAGAAGAATCGTCCCCAGAATAGGAGCGAGATCATGCCAACGGCATTGGGTCTCATGTCCCGACAGCAGGCGGTGCTGGACACCGCGCTGAGTCAGTACGGCGAGGCGCGTAGTGCCGTCGAGGCGCTCGAGCGCGAACTGTCCAACGTCACCGAGACCACCCCCGAGCAGGACGAGCGGGTCAACGCGGCTCTCGCGCGCAGGCGCGATGCCGTGGCAGCCGTTCGATCCGCCCGCACCCACCTCGACGAGCTCGAGGCCGAGCGGGCCGCGGATGCCGAGGTCGACCGGATCGCCTCGCAGCGCAGTCCCGGTGCGGACCGTCCGGCCTACGACCGGGTGGCACGTACCGGGAACGAGCCGCACGTCTACACCCGGGAGACGGCCCGTCAGGGTCTCTCGTTCATCCGGGACCTCGTCGGCGCGCAGGGCCACAACTACGACGCCCGGGATCGTCTCGCCCGGCACATCCGGGAGGCGCGTGTCGACTCCCCGAACCTGCTGCAGCGTGACGTTGGCACCGGAGCGTTCGCCGGCCTGACGGTCCCGCAGTACCTGACCGACCTCGTGGCGCCGATGGTGGCCGCTGGCAGGCCGCTGGCGGACAACTGCCGCAGCCTCGATCTCCCGCCGGACGGCATGGTCGTCGACATCTCCCGGGTCACCACGGCGACCTCGGCGGCCGTGCAGGCCACCGAGAACGCGGCGGTGAGCGAGACCGACATCGACGACACCCTGCTCGCCGTCAACGTCCGGACGATCGCCGGCCAGCAGGATGTCAGCCGGCAGGCCATCGACCGGTCGGTCAACGCCGATCAGGTGGTCATCGAGGACCTCGTGCGCCGCTACCACACGAGCCTCGACAACTCGATCATCAACGATGACGGGACGCTCGGGACCCACCTCGGGATCCGGTCCACCGTCGGGATCGTCGCGGTGACCTACACCGATGCGACCCCCACCCCGAGCGAGGCGTGGGGTCCGCTGTGGGATCTGCAGCAGCAGATCGAGACAGGTGTGTTCGTCGCGGCCACACATCTGGTCATGCACCCCCGCCGCTGGGCGTTCTTCTGCTCGGCGATCGGTACCAACCAGGCGATGCTCGGTCAGATGGGTGTTGCGCCGCTGCTCCTCGGTGAGGAGCAGGCGAAGACCTACGGCGCCGGCGTCCGGGGAATCCTGGCCGGTCTGCCGGTCATCGTCGACGCGAACATCCTCACCAACATCGGCGGCACGCAGGACACCATCCTGGGTGTCACCAACCGGGAGCTGTTCCTCTGGGAGCAGCCGGGCAGTCCCCTGCTCATCCGGGCCGAGGAAGTCGGGGTGGCCACCCTGACGGTCAAGCTGGTCGTCTACGGCTACTCGGCGTTCACCGCGGGCCGCTACCCCGGTGCGCACGGTGCGATCACGGGCACCGGTCTGACCACCCCGACCTTCGGGATCGCTGCGAGCTGATCCGTTCGGGCCTCCTCCCCCTCGTTCGGGGGGGAGGAGGCCGGCGGGAGAGAGGAACGGATCATGACTCGACAGAACGGCGACACCTTCGACCCGGAGTACCTCCGGCAGGGTTCGCCGACGAACACCACCCGACAGGAGTCCTACCCGCGCTGGCGTGCGACGGCGAACACGACCATCGCGGCCACGGGAGTGGTGCACACCTCGGCCATTCCGCTGGGTGCGGGGGACGTCTGTGGTGCGATCACCTTCGTCACTGCGACCACGGCCGCAGTGACGCCGACGGCCGGCTACCTCGCGTTGCGCTCGCCGGCCGGCGTGGTGCTCGCGCAGTCCGCGGATCTTGCCGACACGGCGAGGGCTGCCAACACGGTGTACAAGATCGCGATGGTGACGCCGTACCTCGTCACCACACCCGGGCTGTACCTGATCGACATCTCGTTCACCGCCGGTACCGTGCCGACGCTCGTCGGCACCTCCGTGTTCAACGCCGCGATCAACGGCGCCGTGGTGACCGGGATGCCGATCCTCGCACAGACGCACGGGGCCGCCGTGGGAGCTACTCCCCCGGCGACCATCGCCACGCCGACCACCGTGGTGACCCACCCCTACTACGTGGTTACGGCTTCGTAACCGAAGGGACGGAGACAGGATGGCACGCAAGCAGGACGAGAAGCGGAACCCGCCGCTCGAGGAGCAGCCGGAGATCATGCGCGCGGCGCTACGTCGCGAGCGGGATCAGATCTCCCGTTGGCCGAAGCCGGACACCGAGAGGATCCGGGAGATCGATACCCAGCTCAAGGCCAACGGGGACGATCTCAAGGGACTCGAGCCGCCACGAGGGGCAACCCCCGGTGGCGGGATGCGTACCACGCAGCAGAGGTGACGGAAGGGAGGGTGACCGATGGCCATCGTCGATGCGGGTGACACCTACCGGAAGACCTTCCGGGTGACGCTCGAAGGTGTCCTGGTCGATCCCCTGACGGCAACGGCGTCGGTCACCCTCCCCGATGGAACCTCGGTCGCCACCACCCCCGTCGAGCTCGGCGTGGGGTTGTGGCAGGTCACCTATACGACGTCGCAGGCCGGTCGGTACACGATCGCCTTCACGGCATCCGGTGGCGGACTCGGAACGGACATTTTCAAGGCTGACGACGTCATCAATGCCGAGGCGCTCGGCGGGACAATCGTCTCGGCCGGCGAGATCGTCGCGCACATGAGAGCGACCGGAACGATCACCACCGATGTCGACCTCGAGCACATTCGGTGGCTGGCGGTCGTTGCAACGAATGCCGTGCAGCTCGACCTGAATCGGACACTCGCCAGATCAACAATCGTCGACACCCTCGACGGTGGAAAGACGATCCTGATCCTTCTCAGTTACCCCGTTCTCTCGGTGACGAGCATCGTCGAGGACGGTGTGACGCTCGCTGCTACCGACTACGTGGTGAACCTGCGACTCGGTCACGTCCAGCGCGGGACATCGCTGGCCAGCCGTCGATGGTCGGCCGGCTATCAGAACATCGTTGCCACCTATGTGGCCGGATCGACCGTCATCCCGCCGATCGCGCGCAAGGTGGCGTTGAACGGAATTGAGAGGATGTGGCAGACCTCGCAGCAGGCTCTCCATCCTGGAATCGAACCGTTTATGGGCAATTTCGTGACGGTGGCTGCCGGGACGTTGACCCCGCTCGAGCTGACCGCATACAACAAGCTGCGCGACACCGGGGTCGGGTGATCGTATGGCATCGAATCTTGGCGCCATCCGGGTGGCGCTTCGCGCGGCCCTGGTGAGCATGTATGCCAGCGATACGCTGATCGGGATCCTCGACGGACCGGGAAGTACCTTGAATCCGGTCGATGTCGCGTGGATCTCGCGCATCACTTCCGACATCA